CTCGCCACAGGGGGTGTGATTACTTCGGCACCTCAACGTTATCCATCATCCGGTTCGCCGCCAGTTCCGCCAGCATGATGATCTGCTGGATCGCCATGGCCGTGTGCCGATGCGGCCCTTCCAGGTACCCCGCGAAATCGCTGGTCATGACACTGGCCTGGGCCAAGGTCTCACAGGTGTGGGCCAACAGGTCTTCGTCCCGCAGGTTCGGTGCGAGCATGAACATCGTGCTGGGTTTGCGGGTGGCCGGGGATTTGATGGCGCCGGGGTTGAGGTAGTGATCGAGGGCGCGTTCGGCGGCTTCGTGGAATTTCTTTGAATCGACTGATTCGTAGGGGGATGCCGGATCTGTGTCTGGCGGATTTGGCGTTACCTTGAACATATTTACCTTCGTCCTTATCGGGCAGCCACGCCTCGCTACTAATACGAGGGGTGGCGGCTGTACACAGGTTAGTAGACCGGGAACGAAGGCAAAGCCGGCGCGTCCGAGGACGCCCTGCGCACAGCCACCATCAAATACAGGCATGGAAATACCTGTCTGACAGACACTTGTGCAGCCTTCAAATCCTCGGGCTACTAAACCCGATCACTGGGAATCAGTGACGGGAATCAAGTTACCGAGGGCGTCCAAAGCGCACAAGCCGGCGGATTCTGGCGTAGTCGTAGGTAATGGCGCAAGGCGTTGTAGCTTTCCGGAAGTATCCTTAAACACCTTTAAACAGCACTCCGAACGGGCACCGCTTTCGCGTGCAAGCCCGCTCCCACAGTTGACCGCGTTGTCCGGCCCTACGCGGTCCAATGTGGGAGCGAGCCTGCTCGCGAAGAACGATAACGCGGTCCCCCTGCGCGCCACCCAACCAATTCTGGCTGATGCCGCGCGCGAAAAACTAGGGCCATTGCGCGAGGTAAATAGGGGTTGAGGGTTTTTGCGTCTGGTGCAAAGGAATTGCGAAAGCTTAGGGGTTAGGCAGCGGAGACGGTGTCTTCGCTGCCTGGGTGGTTAGCCTGCTTTGATTAGTTTGTCGGCGATCCATTGCGCGATTTGCGTAACGACGGCGTTTCCGGCAGCGAAAGCTTCTGCAAGGTTGGACGCATCCAGTCCGAGGCAAAGCCCATCATCTTCAGACGCTCGCTGCCGCTCAGCCATCTGATGCCATCCGTGCGGTTGAGCGACGAAAGTTGTACAGCCCATAGCGATTTGGGAGCCTGCTTTGTTTGCCAATAGAGTATTGGCAGCCCAGGCATCCGCTGGGCGTGGCCACTGGATCTTGCTAGACGCTGGAGGTATTGCTTCCACTGGCGCGGCGTCAGCCAGCAGCTCGATGGGGGGCATTTGTCGATGACCTGCGACCAGGAATACTCGACGACGTTGCTGGGGGACTCCGAAATATTGAGCATTAAGCACTCGCCAAAATCCCACATACCCGCATTGCGCAAGGGCCCCGATGACTGTTTCAAAGTCTTGGCTATCGTTGATAGCGAGCAGGTTAACGACATTCTCAAGCACCACCCAGCGAGGTTGTGTCTCTTTGAGGATGCGTATGACTTCCCAGAACAGGCCGCTTCGTTGGCCACGTAATCCGCGGGTGTCTTTGTTGCTGGGTCTGGCGCCGGCCAGGCTGATGTCTTGGCAGGGAAAGCCGCCGGTGATGACGTCAACGGGACACAGGTTGTGGGCGCCGCAGTGGCGCACGTCTTCGAACTGAGTGGCGTGTGGAAATCGATCGGCAAGGACAGCCCGGTTGATGGGGTTGAGTTCCACTTGCCAGGCGGTGCGGTAGCCTGCGTTTTCGAATCCGACATCAAAACCTCCTATGCCTGCGAACAGGCTTCCAATGGTGGGCTGGGGCATGTCTGCGCCTTGATGGGCAGATGCTCAGGGCATTCGGATAGGAGGCTCGGGGCCTTCAGGTGATTGAGTGTCCGGCAGCGCGGGCACTTGATTTGTAGTTCGGTGAAGCCTCGCGCGGTGGCGAGTTTGCGGTGGCATTGGCCACAGCGGATGTCTTGCATGGTTATGTCCATTGCGTTGCGGAATCTTCAGTTCGCCCCCTGGTGTTGATCACCATTGGACGGTGACTCGTCCGTCCGCGCCGTCCGGTGCCGCGCTGCCTCCGCGGCCTCCGCCTCCGTGGCCTGGTGTTTGGGGTTTGCGGGCGTCGTCCCAGGATGCGCCGGACTCGCCGCCGCCACCGGCGCCTCCCAGAAATGCCGTGTTGCGGGCGCTCCCCACGGGATGACCGCCGAAGCCGATGCATTCATTTTCGTCTCCGCCAATGCCTGTGCCGCCATGAGGCGCTTTACCATCGAGCATTCCGCCCACTCCAGCGGTAGCACTCAGGTGCATCCCAAAAGAAGAAGAACCCCCGTCTGCACCTCTGGTGTCGGGAGTGGAAGCACCTGTTCCACCCGCGCCTACGGTTAGGGTTATGGAGGCCGCGCCGCGTAAGTCGACGAGCTTTCTAGCGATGCCGCCGCCCGAGCCACCTGAGGGGCCGGGAAATGTCGTGGATCGCGCGCCACCGCCGCCGCCACCGATTACGACTACCCATGCTTTGGTGACGCCTGAGGGTACGTCCCAGGTGTAAACGCCGGGCTTTGAATAGACGTTACGACCACGAAAAGGGTAAAGATCGGCGAGGGTTCTGGGGGTGACGATGGTGTTGGTTTCGGTACCTGCTTTAACGGCTTGCTTAGTCGCGATGCGCGCCATCCCTGCTGCTCTTTCGGTGGCGTGAATGATTTTGTCCGCGACGGTTCGTAGTGATTCGATTTTTTCTTTGAGCCAAAGTGTGCGGTTGGTGAGTTGTTTGATCGGCAGGTTTGTGATGCCGTCTGGTCCGCCCACGACTGGGTCGGAGGTTTCGATCTGGTAGACGCCAGGCGTCCATTCGTTGGCTTCGGGTAAGTCGGCCATTAGCTGCTTCCATGGTTGTATTGGCCGTCGTAGCGGGCAACTGCGTTGTAGCGGATGGCGACTGACTGGTAGTCGAGTGATACAAGGCGACAGCGTGCCGGGGCGACGGATAGGAGTACGCGGCGCAGGAGCCCCGCTTGGTCGTTGGTAATGACGCGTTTGAGGATGACGCGGTACAGCGGCCAGATCGATTGGGAGCTCTGCCCAGCGTCGGTGTTTGTTTGTGGTCCCTCTTGGAGGGTGACTTCGCCGAAGCCCAGCAAGCGGATGACTTCGCGAATCGCCCACGGGGTGCCTTTGAAACGGTGCAGTTCGATGGCGTTTTTGATGAGGTTGCGTTTGGCTTGTTCGGATTCGGCCAGTTGCCAGGCGGCTTCGTCGAACATTGAAAACTGGTCGGCCAGGTGTGGCAGTAGCTTGGGTTTCACCAGGTCGATCAGGTACACCAACATAGTGTTGAGGTCGAGGTCGGCTAATGACTGGTCGAGTAGTTCGCACAGCAGTGTGAAACGTTCGTCGCCGGCCAACGCGGGAGATAGCGGTTGGTCAGCCATGGGCCACCCCGGCATCGATCAGGTTGATTGCGGTGCAGTGGGCCCACTCGTTGCTGTTTAGCTCGCGTGTGTTTTGCGGCAGTTTCAGGTCGGCACGGTAAACGCCGGGGACTTGCAATGTGGCGGTGAGTTGTTCGGGCACAAGGTCTCGCCCGAGCGCGGCGCTGCTTGTTTGCGCGTAGGTGTTGGCTGCGGCTTGTGCAGTGGCCATCGCGGCGCTGCGATCGGCACTCTCATAAAACGTGAGGTTTGCGTTGATTTCATAGGTAATTTCGATCGGGGCTATGGCCTTGACCGTGTCACACAGCGGGCGCAGTTTTTCGCCGCTGACCTGGTTTTCTACGCGTTGCAGTAGATCGTCCGTTGGCAAACCGGCGGTGGTTAATGGGAACAAGGCGACCTGGCCGTCTGGCTGGCCTTCGTCTGGGCCGTGGACGGCGACGTCGATGATGGACTGGTGCACGGCCAGTGCGTGGTAGCGATAGGCGGCGCGGCTGCCGGCGTTGCTGAAGGCTTCGGGGGCCAGGATGATGCGCTCGCGGTAGCGGTCGTCGTCTTCGTCTTGGGCACCGTGAGCGGTGACGGTGGTGTTGCTGGCTGTCAGGCCTGTTGCTGGTGAGTGGCCAAGGGTGCTGATCTGGCCGATGGACCAGCCGTTACCTAGTTCGCCGGCGGTCAGGCAGGTCGCTGTCATGGTCACCTGGCTTTGCCCGATGGGCATCACCACGTCCTGGTCGGTGATGAAGGTCAGCTTGGCGTCTTGAGTGCTGACCCGCGTGCCGATCGGGATCAGCAGTGTCTGCGTCACGGCTGCGGGCATAGTGAATCGCACGGTGCAGCGGGCAGCCTGGGCCAGCAGCCTGGGGGTGGCGACCAGTTCGCCGAGGTAATCGAGTATCGGGCCGCGAGCGAAGCGCACCAGCAGTTGTTCGCCGGCGTTCTGGATGCTCATCTGCAATCGGCACACGGCGTAGGCGATTTGGTCGATGTACAGCCGCTCGATTTGGGCCGGATATAGGGTCTTGCCCGACTTCTGCTCGTAGCGTGCGATCAGTTGCGCCTCTAGCGCGGCCGGGTCGATTTTGATGAATTCGGGTTTAGGCAGATCGCGCATAGGGCACCTCGGTTAGCTGGGGGATTTCGCCGGCTACGCGCCATTGCAACCGCACAAAGATCTGCGCGGCGTTGATCTGGATATGCACCTGGACTACCGAGACGCGGGGTTCCCACTGGCGAATGGCGTCGACGGCTTCGCGTACCAAATGGGGAGTGATGCGGTTGGTGGGCCAGTCGAGGTACAGGTGCAGGTTGCTGCCAAACTCAGGTCGATGGGGATCGCTGCCCTTTGGCGTACTGAGGATGATGCGGATGGCCTGGTCAATATCGCGCAGGCCCTCGACTACCTCGCCGGAGGCTCCGAGGGTGGGCTGCCAGTGGGCGGCGGTGATGCTGGTGTGGGGGATGGGCGTCGTCATGCGCCCATGGTGACGACGGAAGAGCGGCACTGCTTTTAATCAGATTTAAAGATGTTGTTTGTGGCGCCGATGAGTCTATTTCTGGAAAAAATCGAAAGGAGTCGCGTCAGATGCTTAGTATCTACAAAAAAACTGTTTGCCAGTTGGCCAAAGAGTTCTGGCTGCCGTTTCTAATCGCCGTTGGATGGACTATCTACAACGGATGGGGCCAAGAATATACGGCGAAGAGTGTTATTGCCAGCTTT